CCGCAGGACACCGCGGCCTGAACGGTCTGTCTAAAAGAAAACTATTGACTCCATGCATGTAGGGTGTGTAACGTCTCCCTTGTAAACATTGCTCTACACGGCAATCTACACACCCACACTCTAGGAGCACAGCATGACCATCGAACTCAGCTTCGGCCAGGCCCGCCTCGCAGACGGCAGCGTCAGCGACATCCGGAAGGAACTGGAATTGTCCGCACCCTCCGCCGCCGACATCGAACTGGAGCACCTGGCCGAGGCCGCCCTTCAGGCCGACATCGCGGCCAAGGAGGCAGTCCGGGTGCAGGAGTCCACCAAGGCCGCCTTCAAGAAGGCCCTCCAGGCCCACGGCAGGCTCACCCCCGACAACAAGAACGTCGGCGTCGTCCGCACCATCATCAAGCCCATGCGCCGCTTCGACCCGGCCCTCGCCAAGCAGCTCCTCACCGCCGAGGAGATCGCCAGGTACAGCGACATCAGCAGCGCGCTGGTCAAGGCCAACGTCGCCCCGGCCGTCTACGAGATGTTTCAGAAAGACCAGGGCTACAGCCTGGAAATCAAAGTCGCTGACTGAGGCACACCGGCAGGAGGGGAACACAGGCCCCTCCTGCCTTCGCTTTCCCGCAGAGCAAAAGGAGCAGCAGCATGTCCATCGACACGGCCCAGGCGTTCTCGATTTTCTCCGGGCTCAACCTAGGGCAGGATGAGGCGCAGGTTGCGCTGGACGCCCTGACCCCGGAGGAGCAGGAGGAGTACGCGGCCTACGCCGACGTCTTCATGGAGCGGGCCGCGGAGGTCAGCGCGCGGGCCTACGCCGAACTGGGCCAGCTGACCATCACGCACCACCTGCAATCCAAGCCCGAGGATCTCACCGCCTGGACCATCCAGGACTACCGGGACGCCCTGGACGCCATCGAAGGCTCCGAGTTCGAGGCCATCCACCTGGCCAACCTCTGCCGCACCCCGGCCACCAAACACCTGCTCGCGCTGGTGCAGCCATGAGCAGCGTACAGCAGACCTTCCTGGCGATGATGGCGCAGACCCCGCCGCCCTGCACCGACGCGGACCCGGACATCTTTTTCGGCGGCCCGGACGTCGCCGTCTCGGCGCGCAACACCAAGGCGGCCAAGGCGATCTGCCGCACCTGCCCGCTGATCTTCGCCTGCCTGCAGTTCGCACTGGAGACCAATGACCAGTTCGCCATCATGGGCGGCAAAACCCCCAACGAACGCGCACGGGTCCAGTCCCGGCACAACGGAAAGCAGGCGGCATGACCGAGTTCCCACCGCTGGAGGACGTCGAACGGATGTTCCTGAAGGCCTTCACCAAGCCCTCCAGCCGGTCCCTGCAGTCCAAGCTCGGACCCTCCGAGGTGGGCGGCTGCCCCTACTGCATCGGCTACACCATGGCCGCCAGGCTCTGCGACATGCCGCCGCGCGAGGCGGACCCGTTCGGCTACGCGGCCCACATCGGAACCATGTGCCACTACTACCTGGAACACAAGCTGGACCTGGTGCACGGGGCCGGATACGAGATCGCCTCACACCGGGAAACGAAGCTGGAGGACATCTTCACCGTTCCCGGCTACGGCCCGATCTCCGGCAGCAGCGATCTGTTTGTCCCGGACTGGGGCAGGACGTTCGACTACAAGTTCCCCGGCAAATACAGCTTCGACCTGGTGGCGCTGGCGATTGCGAAGGGGCGGCTGGCGCTGTCCAGGGGCGAGGAGATCTCCAAAGAGCACGCGCCGTCCATGCAGTACCGGGTGCAGCAGCAGATCTACCGCAAGGGCTGGGAGAACCTCGGCCACGAGGTCTGTAGCTCAGTTATTATTTTTCTTCCGAGACACAGTAACTCAGTAAAGGATGTACTATTCTGGGAGGAGCCCAACAACGACCAGCTCCTCGAAGACGCAATGGCGCGGACAGAGAAGATCTGGGCGTATGTCGTGGATGGCCAGCTGGACGGCCTCCCCACAGACCCCGACTGCTACACCTGCGACACCGAGGGCCGGGGCGACACAACAACCTACAACCAACTACACAGCAATCCCATCAAGGAGCACGCAGCATGAGCGCAACAACCGCAGTCGTAACGACGCTGGCTCAAAACGCTGAGGCGGAAGCGGAGCAGGAGCAACCCACGGCGGAGCAGGCCACAGTCCGGAAACTGATGGCGGCACCGACGCCGGAAATGTTCGACTTCGCCAGCATCGGCGTCAAGGTCGAGAGGCCCCGCAAGCCCTCAAAGAAGTTCTCGGCCGTCCTGTACTCGCCGCCGAAGATCGGCAAAACGTCCCTGATCGGCACCTGCGCCGACGTCCCGGAACTGTGCCCGGTCCTGGTCTTGGCCATCGAAGACGGTTCCTCGGTGCTGGATGCGAAGTACGGGGACGATGAGAACCTCGATGTCATCAACTGTGAGGACTGGCCGACGGCGGCCCGTGTCATCACGGCGGTGGCGGAGGGCAGGACCAGGTACAAGACCATCGGCGTGGACACCATCTCCGAGCTGCAGGAACTGATGAAGGAACACTGCAACGAGGAGGGCTACGGCCTCTGGTCGTTCATCGCGGACGAAACCATCAAGGTGGTCAAGATGCTGCACCGCAGCCCGCATGTGAATGTCATCTTCACCACCCACGCGGAGAAGCTCCAGGACACCACGGGCAAGATCCTGAACAGCCCGTACTTCCTCGGGAAGAAGGCACTGGGCGAGGTGCTGAAGCCCATCGACCTGATCCTCTACCTCGCGGTCACGCAGGACAAGACTACCGGCGAACCGATGCGTGTCCTGCTGACCAAGCCGGACGGCAAGAACGACGCCGGGGACCGCACCGGCAAGCTCGACATGTATATCCCGAACCCGAATTTCGCGGAAATCTACGCACAGATGAAGGCCGACGAATACGCGGCGGCCAGCTAAACCCACCAACCAACAAAAACAGAACCCAAAAGGAAACAGATCACCATGGCACGACTCACTCTCAACATCGACCAGGACTCCTTTGACGGCGCAGGTTTTGAGCCCGTGCCCGTGGGACCGTACAAGGTCAACATCTACTCCGTGGAACAGCGGGAAGTGAAGCAGGGCGAGCATAAGGGCAAGCCCCGCCTGAACTTCCAGTTCAGGATTCAGGATGGCGAAACCAGCCCCGAGGGCAAGAAGCAGGGCAACCGCCGCCTGTTCGTGGAGCTGAACGCCTTCCCCACCCAGAACAAGAAAGACCCGTCCAAGACCAACCAGCCGTTCGAGCTGATCGCCATCGGCAAGGCCATCGGCCTGACCCTGGAGCAGATCAACGATCTGGACACCGATGACTGGCTGGGCAAGGAGCTGCAGATCTCCGTTGCGGCCCACGAGGAGAAGATGGCCAAGAACCCGGCCACCGGCAAGTATGACATCGCCACCGGCACGTACCGCGAGGTCATCAAGGGTTACCGCTCGCTGGAGTCGGCAGGCACCGCCGCGGCGGCCAGCGCCGGAGTCCTCGCCAAGGCGGGCAACGCCAAGACCGGCAGCGCCGCAAACTCGCAGTTCTCCCTCTAGAGGTGCCGCCTGTGCTGTGTTGACGGCACACCGCCCGTTCGAGCCGGGCCACAGGCACTGAACCATCCAGTCCTGGCGGCTGGATTTTATTCGAGGAGCGGCCGGTCTAATGCGTTACAGGAGCCAGTGATGAGCACCCAGACGGAGGAGTTCTTTCGATTTCTGCACCGTGACAACCGGGGCCTGGCGGTCATCGCCCTGCTGGGCAGCAGCGGACAGCTGACCAACCAGAAATTCTTCTCCTGGCCCGAGCAGGCCGAGCAGCTGCTGACCTACTGCGCCGCGAACGCCGGGAAGGACGTCTACACCTCCGGCACGCTGTTCCGGGGCACACGGGCGCGGAAGACCAATGCCAAGGCCGTCAGTTTCGTGCACGCCGACGCGGACACCTTCAACGTCGCTGACGCCCGTGTGCCGCCGTCGATGATCGTGCACTCATCGCCGGGCAAGACGCAGCTGTGGTGGCTGATCGAGGACAGTTCGGACCCGGACAAGATCGAGCCGCTGTCGCACGCGGTCTCCCTCGCGCACCCGAAGAAGGGCACCGGCCTGGATGACGGCTGGGCCGTGAACAAGCTGATGCGTGTGCCCGGCACCACCAACCTGAAGTACGAGACCCCGCACACGGTCACGATGGAGATCACCGGCCACACCTACACCCTGGCCGGGTTTTCCGAGGCCTACCCCCCGGCGGTGGCCGCCACTACGGCCAGCCGCCCGATGGGGGAGCTGCCCACCCGCGGCGCGGCGCTGGCCACGCTGAAGGCCTCGCCGGGCCTGATGCAGCTGCTGAACAAGAAAGACGCCTCCGGCGTGGACCGCTCCGACGGGCTGTTCCTGCTGGAGCAGGAACTGTTCCGCTGCGGGGCCACTGATGAGGTGGCCTTTGTCATTTGCAGGGACCACCCGTTCAACAAGTTCGAGGCCGACGGCAAATTCAATGCCGACGAAAAGCTCTGGGATGACATCCAGCGGGCGCGGCACAAGTCCGAACTGGCCCCGGCCGAGCCGGACACGGTGGAGGTGCAAAACGCCGAGGTCACCGTGGAGCCCACCAAGAAGCACAAGATGGTGGATTTCCTCACGGCCGAGGAGAAGGACCGGATGGCGGCCACGTTCGTGGATGACTACGTGGAGTGGGCGCGGTCCAAGACCGACGCCGCCCACGAGTACCACGTCGCCGGGGCCTTCACCGTGCTCTCCACCATCTTCTCCGACTACGGCCACGCGATCCCGAAGTTCGGGCGGCTGCCGCTGAACTTGTGGTTCATGGTGCTGGGCTCCACGACACGCTCGCGCAAGTCCACCACCAAGGACATGATGCTGCGGTTCATCGAGGCCCTCGGGGACGATGAGAACTACAGGTATGACCTGGGCTCCGACTTCACCTCCGAGGCGCTGGACAACGCCCTGCTGGACCGGCCCAACCGCTCCGCGCTGCTGAACCGCGATGAGGTCCACGGCCTGCTGCACGAGATGCGCTCCAAGGCCTACATGTCCGGCATGTCCCAGAAAAT